CCAGATGCCGCTGTAATACGTCCCTGAGCATCTACAGTGATGCTTGGGATAGAAGTTGATGAACCATAACTACCAGCAGTTACAGACGTGTCAGCTAGTTTATCTGCTGTTACAGCGTCATTTGCAATTTTAGATGTAGTAACTGCATTGTTTGTAATTCTATCTGTAATAACTGCATTATCAGCTAACTGTGTTGCTGTAATTGTTTGAGTAGCTATTTTAGCTGCTGTAACTGCATTATTTGCAATCTTAGCTGTAGTCACGTTTGCATCTACAATCTTAGCAGTTGTAACTGACCCGTTCTGTAGTATGGCTGATGTAACTGTGTTATTGCTTGGTGTACCTATCCCGACTGTTGACCCGATAACAGTAACGAACATACTAGCACCGTTAGCAGGGGCAGACCCAAAGATAATGTCGTTGCCAACAAGAACGAATCCCTCGCTTGGCTGGCTTGATCCAGCGTTAGGTTTTTGAATGACTCCATCGACACTAACAATAAGTTGCTGTGCACTAACTGGTGCGTCAGATATTGTAAATCTATAAGCTGTTCCATTTGCTGTTGCACTACCTCCACCTGTGTTAGATGAGCTAGATATTGTAGATATAAAGAAGTTACCAATCGCAGATGACTCTTCCCAGGCAGAATTTTGACTAGAGTAAACCATAAGTTTACTGTTAGTTGTGTCGTACCATAAGTCACCACCATCTAGAGAAGATGTAGGTGCAGAAGCTGACACTCTGTATCTGTTTGAGAATGAGTTAACTGTCGCACTGATAGCCTGTATATCGGCTGCACTAGCTAACTGTTTATGGAATGTATATGTGTGTAAGGTTGATGTTGTTTGTACCTGTAAACCACTGCTTGCTGGTAATGTCTGACTATGCAATGAGCTAGGAAATCCAGTTATAGTTACAGTGTTACCAGATCCAGCACCATTAGATATAGTTGCTACACCACTACCGTTGACTGCAAGACCGCTTGCAAGTTGTGATATAGATACAACTGTACCAGCATTGTTGCTAGGATCAGGGTTAGCTGTAGGAAAGCTAGTCTCGTTTGCTATAGCTACAAAACCACCAAGAGCGTTTGTTACAGACAATACAAGATCGTTTACAGCTTTTGATGTAGGTATACGTGTGTCACTGTTTGTAGTAACAGAAGTTTCTAATGTAATACCATCAAGCTGGTTTAGTTCTGCTGTAGTAGCTGTAAGAGCTGTAGAACTTGCTAGGTTTGACGCAGTTGTTGACTGCATACCAGCTAGTGTTGTAAGTTCACCGTCAGCTATTTTGTCAGTTGTAACAGCGTTACTTGCTATCTTTGCTGCTGTTATATTAGCGTCAGCTATTTTTGCAGTAGTTACTTGACTATCAGCAATATGAGCTGTATCAATAGATCCGTCAACGTAGTGCTCAGAGTCTATAGAATCGTCAGCTATTTTTGTACCATTAATTGCATCGTTAGCTATTTTAGCTGTGGTTACATTAGCATCTGCTATCTTAGCTGTGGTTACATTGCTGTCCGCTATCTTAGCAGTTGTTACATTTGCATCTGCAATATGCTCTGTATCAATAGATCCAGCTGCATAATGTTCAGAATTAAGTGTATCATCTGCAATTTTAGCTCCAGTAACCGCATCAGCTGCTATTTTAGCAGTTGTTACCAACCCATCTGCTATATCTCCAGTAACTATAGTACCGTCTGCTAGTTTTGCAGAGGTGATAGCACTGTCAGCTATATCTGCTGTAGCAATGCTGCCATCTATAATCTTAGAACTGTTTACAAATGGCTGTGCTACACCGTTAATACTAGGTTGTACGCCACCAAATATAGATCCTTCTAAATCTAGTGCTTTGTTCCTAGCATCTTGTGCTGTAAAGTTAGATTCAGTAGATGAGTTGTTTAAATCTGTAGCTCTTATTGTACTACCGCTTGCAAATGTAGTGTATGTACCACTAGCATCTCTTGTTCTACGCTCACAAAATACTACTGCTCCACTAGGTAGTGCAGAGTTAAATGTAATTGTATTGTTATCGCTGGATAGTGTGTAGTTTATTAAATTTGTACCTGCTGAAACTGCAGGGAAGTATAATCCGTCTGTGTTGTTCACCTGTGGGTGACTAGATTGTGCAGTACTACCAGTAGACTGGCGTAGCTGTAGCACTCTAGTACCACCCGACAATGTGACATAAACATCTAGATCATCTTGGTTATTCAGTTGTATTCCGACAGGACTAAATACAGTTGTAGTTGCATTAGTCGTGGCAGGGAAAGTTTTTTTAGTTGTAACTGCCATTGATAATCAATGTTATTTTGGAAATTTGTTAATTAAATATTCTACCTGTTCAAACCCACCAACCTTAATAAAGTCACGTTTTGCTTCGGCAATATTCAATCTCTTATCTAAATCTGCATATTCTGCTCTTACTCTTATCATAGCCCTTTCTTTGGCTTGTACAAATATCTTTCTTACTGCATTGTAAAATGGTGTTTGTGATACTAGTGCACCATCTCTATTTAAAAAGCCTTTAGTTCTATATGCTTCTACCTGATCTTTAAAACTCTGACTATTTACTAAGAGTTCTAAGTCTCTTCTAAAATCTACATCCATAGACATAAATCTTTGTAACTCAGATCTTTCAAAACTTGTCAAAGGTTCACCATTATATTGTGTTACTTCATCTGGTAGGTTAAAGTTTATATCCATCAAAGCTGATTTAACTGGGTCGTCATCACCAAATTGTATAGCCACTGGGCTAATCATATTAAACATACGTAGCCAAGGTGACGAATAATTAGGTGTAAACTTCTTACCAGATCTGTCTTTAGCTAGAATATCATACTTTGCTGGTAACATCTGTTTCAAACCTATATCTCTTTTAAACATAAGTTCTGAGAATGTATTGGCTTCCACTTGATGGGCTTGCATTACATCTCCAAGAGACGCTAACAAAGAACGATATGGTAAACTTGCTCTAGCTAGTCCAGCTATAGTATTGGTAATCTGTGCTCCAGAACTATCTGCGTTCATCAAAGTCACTAGGTCATCAACACCTGCAAGCATAGACTTGTCAACTAGAATAGAACCAAACATAAATGCAATCTTTTGTGTCATATTGTCTCTTTCATCTTCACCTAATAGGTGTTGATTAGTTGCAAAGTTAGCAGTAAGAGAAAATAATGTGTTAAATGGTTCTAAGTTTCTATATGATACGTATACTGGTTTCTCTTCTGTACCAAACCTAAATGAGTTAGCCTGTATACCTCTAGATCTCCAGTGTTCTCTAGTCTCTCTATCTGGTGGTAAGTCACCTGTAACTAGACCATTCATAGCTAGGTAAGCTGTGAGAGCCATTATAGTGTTACCTGTGGTCATACGACCTCTCATCATAGCCTGTGCCTGTGGTAGATCTTGTGGTCTAATACCATATTTATCAAGATTCCTAGCGTTCATGATGTCATCAAACTTACGAGTAAACCTCTCCATCTCTGTATGAGCAAAGGTCAAACGTAACGCATTATAACCAGTACGAACAAATGGGAAGAAGAAGTTACCACCTGGAATTGACTGTAGTGTTTCAAATACCTTGAGGTTTTGTGGTAGAGCTGTAGTAAGTGCAGCATCATTACCTGCCATTTCTGCAGCTTTATCAGACACTACATACCTATTATCAGACTTTATAAATATATCATCTCTAAACTTCTCTTCATACTTTTTAGCATAGTCAAATATGTCCTTATAGCTAGTCAAACCTTCTTCTATAGCCTTACGTGCAGCTCTTTGACGCATTTCTAAGCGTCCTATTAGTGTTCTTGCAGCAGCGTCCCCAGCACCCATCAAGTTTACACTATATCTGGTAAATGGGCTAGTATTAAAGTCTATAACACCCCTTAGAGAGTTATATGCTGCCTTATCAGCTGCAGTACCGTACTGATTGTAGAATTTTTCTAGTGCATTGAACTGAGCTAGGTCAGAATCTAGATTAAACTTACCTGCATAGGTTTGTTGTTTTCTATTTACACCTAAATTCCAGTTATGTCTAAACATTTGTAGACTTTCTGCGTGTATCTTCATCAGTCCGTGCATCTGTGTTAGGGCAATCATAGCCTCATTTCTGTTTAATGAGGTAGTTGCTCCTATAAATGCCATAAAAGGACGTAGAGTTGCTATAAGATTAGTACTAAATATAGCTTTTATTGGTGTAGTTAGAGAGCTAAGTAGTGAATTGTAGTACACAGAGCTTAGTTCTTTCATAAATCTAGGTGTAATATACTCACCATTTACACGAGTTGCTAGTTTACGTATCTTTATACTGCTAGGTTTAAAGGGATTCATAGCATATCTTTCTAGGTAGTCATGTATATGCTCTAAACGAGTCACTACACCACCACTTAATCTATGCATTTCGATAAGATCGTAGGCTTTTTGTGGCCCCATCTCCCTTCTAATCTTACGTAAGTAGGTATTATAAGCGTTTTGATCTTGTATAATCTGTGCAATACCGTCATCTACACTCTTTTTAACAAACTCATCTAGCACAAAGTTCTTTTGTTGTAGTAAAGTATTACCACTCATAAATGCTAGTTTCTTTTGCTCTAGTAATAGTACATTTACCATGTCAAACATTTGATCCATTTGACGATTTATGTCTACTCTATTACCAGATCTACCTAAAGTTTCAGCTGCAGTAGCAACAGACTCAATTTGTTTTGCTAGAGTGTACACTAATAACTGTGAAGCAGCCTTTTGTGGGGCTGTCATTGTCACTATCGCATCTCCATCATGCATCCAAATGATTCTATTCTCACTATTTTGAGTAAGGTAACGTCTCATGTTATCTGCAACGTTATCCCCGCCTTGTACTAGAATAGCATGTAGGTCATCTGTTTGTCTAAGAATTACATTGACAATATCTTCTCTACTCATTTTACGACCCAACTTATCTAGTTGTGCCCCACTCTTAAATATCTCTCCTGATAATGATTCTACTATCTCTTTAAGATACTCCTCAACCTTTATATCGCCTCTTGTAAGTTTCTTAAATGCAGCCTCTGTAGTTAATGGACTATTACTAGCTGGTACATCATTAATCCTATTCATAGAGAACTGTGCCTCTTGAAGGTTTCTTTGTATGTTTTCTAGTGGTGTACCTGTACCAAATGGTCGCCAAGTTGATTTCTGCACATCTCTATGCTTCATGTAATCAACCCAGTTATCTGGCCCATATACTGCCATATCAGCTTTTTGCTCTAAACCCATTTTAAGTTCAGAATCCCAAGGATCTCCAGCACGTTTACCTATTCTTTCAACCATATCGTGGTAGTCATTAATAGCTAATTCACGAATAGCTGCTTCAGATAGATTAGCAAAGTCTATATTTGGATGATGATTTTCTAAACTTTGCATAGTAGATTCAGAGGGTTGCTCACCATTTACTATACGTTTATATTCTTGAATATCAGTAACATCTCCAGTATCATCAAGTATGTTTTCATCTGCTACACCTTTTTCTTTAAGTCTCTTATAGTCCTCAAAATCTGGTATAGCATCATCTTTTCCACCTAGATGCTTTTCCATGTACTCCATTCTAAAGTCTCTGCCAAGCATACCACGTCTGTCAGTTTCACTGATCTTACGCATTTCACCTGCAGCTATAATTTCTTTAGCTTGAGATACCTTAAGTTGTTTTGCTTGTTCTTTAGTAAACTTAGCATTAGCCTCATCTATAGGCATACCTTTTCTAACAGCCTTGTGTGCCTTCCATACATTTCTGACAAAACCACCTAAGAAGTGACCTAGTACATTCATACCAGCTCCAGCTGTTACTGATTTCATACGAGAAATCCATACAGTATCTTCTTCTGGGTCTACAGCTAACGCTTCTGCAAACGGTATAAATGGAGCATGTTCGTTAACAAGGTTAGCAATATTACCTACTTCTGAACTCTGCATAATAGCATCAGCTACAGTACCTTGAGCTGCTACACCTGGAATTTTAGATACATAGTTTATAACTCTTGAACCTTGTTTACCTAGCCCTGCAGCTCTAGCACCTTTATATAATCCTGTGCCTAATCTAGTACCAGCTTTAGCTAAACCAGTAGTAGCAGCAACCTTACCACCTATACCGCCTGTAGCTGCTGATAATAAACCAAACTCTACAAGACCTCTAAGTAGTTTACCATAACCAGAGTTGTTTTCTGGTACACTGTTATCATCTATATCCCACCATGCACCAGACTCATACTCCTTACTAAATGGGTTGTTCTTCTCATCTTCAACACCAAAAACTTTATTAAGACCAGTTTTAAATGTGTCACCTGATAAATCAAGAAAGCTACCAACACTATCTATAGCATCAGCACCACCACCAACAATAGCTTTAGCTGTTTCTCCTATAATGTTACCTAAACCGTCTGGTATAAAACCTTGATCTTTAGCTTTTAGTAACTCATTTTGTTTACGTGCTTCTTCGTTTTGTCTAATAATTTCTGCATTGTTTACCAAAGTATCATCACGCACCCCTGCAGAACCAGCAGAATATCCAATAAATTCATTCTGATCTTCTTCCAAAGGAGCTCCGTTGTTTACCTCTTCTGCAAAGTTATTCGATTCCATCTATTACTCCTGTGTAGAATTTGGGGTGTTGAATTAACAACTTGTAAAACTCAGTCATATATTTATTTTCCATATCTGATTTGATATGTGGCACTACTAAACTCATCATAAACGAGTCAGGCGGTGCAGTTAAACCTGCATTTGTTGCAGCTTGTTTACGTAATGTTTGAAACTCTGTTTTAGACAATACATTTTTTATATCGTCAAGAACACGGTAGTCATCTGTCCAAACTGGAGGTATAATACCTGCTACAGCAGTTGGTGTAAAGAAAGCTCTTAGCCAAGCCTGTCCTGCATTTAAGTCAGCAGTGTTGCTTGCAAGACCCCAACCAATGTCACCTTCACCACCTTGTAGTAACTTAATAACATTGATTTGTGATTGTATTTTTGAAATTTTGTTTAAATAATTTTGATAAGATGCTGATTTATAGTTTTGTCTACTTTTAGTATTAAAGTCAACACCGTCTGTATCTTCAATAGCTTTATTTAATTCTTGTTCTAAATCTTCAATACTAAGAACCTCTAGATCTTTTGTGTTATGTTTAAAGATCTTATTAAAGTCACCATCAAAACTATCTATAACTTCTGTATTAAGTTCATTTAATTTAGCAGCTTCCGCATCTATAACCATATCACCAAAACCAGTTTGCTTATATTTTTTACCCATAAATTCGACATCAGTATATTTAAAGTCTAACTCTTTGTCACTGGTTATGTCGTATGCTTCCTCATAGTTACTTAGATTTCCACCATTAGCATTGTAATTCTCTAAAAATTTTACACCCAAATTTTCAAATTGTGCATTTTTTACCCAATGATCTCTAGGTTGACCGTTAGCTAAAGCATGAAAATTTTGGATTGCTTCTTGTTTATTATCAACTTTATATGTTGCATCTTTAAGTAAATTGTTAACATGATGTCGCATGATGTTTTCAAACAATACCTCAGTACCTTCTTTACGTGTACCATTAGTGTTGAATAAATCACTATAATCTATGTTTAACGTTTTAGCATAATCTTTTATTTGGTCTGCTGGTATTTCGTAGTTATTAGCTTTAAAAGCGTTTGTTAAATATGTAACAGAAATTAAGTTGTTTGTATCAAGCACTACATCTATATTACCTTCTTGAATCATTATCTTTTGATCTTTAGGTAATGTACCTTCAAACTGCATAATTGCTTGCAATCTAGGTGATAATTGATCTATACTAATCTCACCTAAACCAGCTGCCTGTCTCTCTGCGTTCCAAATTTGTAAAGCATTTATACCGTTAGCATCTTGCTGTGCAGCATATACAAATACCGTAGGTATGTTATCATATGATTTTACACCGTCTACTACATCAAAGTTACCTTCTAGTAAGATAGTTTTCTGTTCTACATTTAAGTCTTTATTTGATGAAATTAGTTTACCTGATAATACACCTGTACCACTTTCATCTGTTTCTAGAAAACCTTTAACATGTTCTTGTAACTTTCTTGAATTATCAGTAAGTAGATTATTTGTTTGATCTATCCAAGCTGAATCGTTAATAAATGCAGCATCCTTATTTTGAACAAGTTTTATACCATATTGTTTACCGCTTTCACTTTTACCATGTAAAAAACTGTTTTCTAATTCTGGAGAACCTTCACCTTTTGATGATATAACTTCTATTTCAGCTAAAATATCTTTTTCAGCAAGGTTAGCTGCTAAACCAAACAACTCATTTTTATCAGTTGTACCTTGAGCTTCTACCCATTCTGTATTTTTTAAATACATTTTAGTTCTTCTTATCAGCTCTTCTGTTGATAATGACTCAGCAGCTTTGATATATGCTCCGTTGATTAAATTATAATCATTATTGGTAATTTTACTGTTAGTTAATTTATCCAAATAAGCATTTTTGATATTAAGACTCATGGTAGACCACTCATCTTTATTCTCAAACACCCAATGGACGCTATCGTCTGCTGCAACAATACCAGAATTTTGACCTTGTTCTAGTACTTTAGAATTTATACCAGCATTTAGAGCAACACTAATAGGTATTTCATCCCAAAACTCAGCTAACTCCTTCATCTTCTTAAGAGACTCTTTATCAGGCAAAGCAGACGCTGGTTTAGTTAGAACACTTTGAAACATAGTGTCAATCTTATTACCTAGTGTACTGTCAATTATAAAGAAAGGATTTGCTTTAGCGTTATAGTATGCTTCATATAAGTTAACTTTATTACCATCTGCTAAGTATAATTTAGCTGCAGCTTCAAAGTCTGCAAGCATGCTAGTTTCTTCTGCCTTTTTTCTTTTATTAATATTGTCAGCTCTAGTAACCATAACTGACAACTCAAAATCTTCTTTGTTAAATGTCTCAAAGTAAGTTAGTTTTTTTCTACCTACACTTGTGTCAAACTCAAAGTCATCAAACACAAGATCTATAAGAAGTTGACGACCAACATCACTGTCCACCTTTGATATAGAGTTTGCTAGTGTAGTTTTTAAAAGTGCAGACGCAGCTTGATTAGCTGTCATACCATCTGGAGTACCACCATTATTGTACGCAATAGGGACTTGCTTAAGAAAGATTTGTATATTCTTTTGTAAACCGTCACGCTTTTGTAGATACTCTTGGTACTCGTCATATCCTGGGGCTCCTTCTTCTAATACTACAGGTGGGATTCTAAGAAGTTCAAACTCAGCAATATCTAAACTAACTTCTCTAGAAAAACCTTCTAGTTTCTCTACAGAGTCCTCCATAATGGACTTCTGTAACTGGTTAGCTGACCACTTGTTAAGAACTTTGTTAGCTGGGTCAGTTACATATCTTTGTAACCATTTAGCATTTATATCATCTAAGTTATACTTTTCCTTATATCTTTTAAGGATCTCAGCCTCCATCTCTGATTTGGTATCAAAGTCTTGACCGTTGTAATCCTTGAAAGCTATACCAGTTCCTTCTATGGGTTCACCAGTTTCTTCATCAATTTCAGGTTCTTGGAACCACTCTAGACTGTCACTTGTTGTAGCTAACAAATGATTACCAAAACCATTACCTACTTCTTGTAAAAACGCTCTTGTGTAACCATTACCAAAAGCACCACGTTGCATCCTAGATTCGTGTAGCTTTAGTTTTTCTTCTAAAGACAGTATTTTGGTTTTAGTAGCTTCTTTTTCTATTTGATCTAATGTATCTAAGTTTTTATCTCTTAGTTCATTAATCTCTTGGTTTACTTCGTATGGGTCAATAGGGTCGTTAGCATAAGCCTCGGCTCCTTTTGCCTGTTGATTCTTGATGTATTTACCACCAAAAGTTTTACCGCTTATTTCTAAAGCGTCATTTAGTGATTTACTAAATCTTGCTAATTCTTCTATTTCGTATTGATCTGTGGCTCCTTGAATTTTAGCTCCACGAGACATTTCTTCGATTTGTTGGTTGCTTGCAACCTGATAAGATTTGACATCTTGTTTCCTTCGTGCCTCTAAAGCCTTAGCTAAAGTTCGTAATTCCTGACTTTTATCTGCTGTAGCATTAGTTTTGGAATTAAAAGGAGAGAAGTTTGTCTGTCTTTTGTATGACATAATTATACTCTAGTTAAATAGCTTCTAATCCTGCATAAGCTCCTACACCCGCTGCAAAGCCACCTAATATAGGGCCAAGTGCAGATGGTTTCTCTGGAGGATTTTGGTCGATTGGTTTGATAGTTTTGAATGATGCGGTAGGTGCGACTGCTGCAGATGTTGTTATAGCGTTCATCGCAGAAATGTCTGAGGAATATTGGCCTAATTGTACACCAAACTGTTTGAGTCCGTAAGATCTAGTTGCGTCAAATATACTTGCGTTGAGTTGGGCTTCTTGCATACCCATTTGTCTTTCAACATCATCTAACATAAGTGACAATGATTGACCTTCTTGTGCTCCACTTGTAAGTAGTTTACCTTGAGCTTGTATAGCCTTAGCTAACGCCTCTTGGCTCTTAAACATACTTTCTGTTACTTTCTCTCTTAGTTCAGCTTGAGCTGATTCACTAGCTCTATTGGCTTCTATCTGGTTGATTTCTCTTTGTCTAAAGAATCTTTCACGTGAAGCTGCGTCAGCTTTTAACTGAGCTGTAAATACTTCACCTTTACGTTGATCGTTAAACGCAGAAATTTGTACATCGTTTAGGTACTTTTGACGGGCTATAGCATTAGAACGGTTGACTGCATCGACTTGTGCTCGATAACGTCTATTCTGTTCTTGCACACCCGTTATGGCTGAACCTGCACCAATGATAGATCCAATAACTATGGATGGTTCGCACATGGCTTTATAAATTGTATAAGAGGGACATTGTTGTAAACATGATAATTAACAAAAGTAAAACCTAGTAATTTTAATAATTTTATATGTGAGTCGTTTCTCATATCTGCTTGGTTCATTAAATAAGGATTGAGTAAACTATTTACCCAGCGTCTTGCTTCTCGCACAAATGTATGTGGAAACTCTGTACTAGCTTCGGTACATAACATCCATATAACATTGTGTGGAGTCACTCCCGCCACTCCAGCAGCCTTGCCGTTGGGAACCTTAAAAAAAACAGTATAAGTTGAGTTATAAAAAGATTCAATAATTGATGCCTCTGCACATAATCCAGAGGTTTCTTCTGCCTCACGTCTATCTTCATAGCGTAAGTTCAGCCCTACCTCCAAAGCTAATTCTGGAGTGCAAGGCTGAATATACTTACCTTCGTACATGTCGTCTATTGTGGTATATGCCATCCCAGCTTCCTGAGATTATGGCAGTAGAAAAGGGGTCGGGTATTTGTATTTGTAAAGTATATTTCTCATTCTTACGTTGTATTGGTACTCTTACACTCTTAGCTAAGTCTGCAGGAGGCTTATCAAATACACTAGAATTAGATAATATACCAGACTCAAATTGTACATAATCGTCTATGTCTTTAGTAATATTACCACTGGAATCTACATATGAGTATGGTGATGTAAGATGAAACTCTAGAGGGCCACCTACACCTAGTTCAAAATTTATTCCAGATATTCTTAGGTCGCCATCAGTGTCATAAGCATTTTGACCTACGTTAAAGTAGTATGTAGGTAATTCAATAATACTTGTATACTTATACCCTACAGCAACCTTTGCTGCACTGTCTAAATTTATATTGTTAACTGTAACAGTATTTGTACCTACTGCATCAACTGCTCTGACTGTACCAGCTATAGAATTACCATCGCTATCATTACCTGATAAACCAACAATAAATAAATTTGTAGTGTTTGCGGGTGTGTATGGTATAGTAAGTACAGTTTTTTCTGGAGCTGTGGTTGTTTGAGCTGACCCAGCTACGTTTGTAGCTAATGTCATATTATCTAGATGTGCCTCAAACTGTCTTGAAGTTGCAAGTGGTGAGCCAACAGTGCCTGTGCCTAGTACATATGTTCTAGCAGCTGTGGCATCTGCAACATATTCATATCTACATAGTTTATAGTTGCCATCATGTAGTGTAACAGTAAAGAAACTACCACCTGTATATAATGTATGTTGTACTGTGCCTGTTAATGTCCAGCTGTACCATGCTGATTGCTCACGTTTCTGTCCAGTATTATAATATTTATAATGATATACTGCAGAATCATTCTTTTTACTATAAGTAACAATACCTATAGCTGTAGAATTAGAAGATTTATTTATATCTTTAGGTAAAAATTCTGGTACAACTCTAGTTTGTTCTATTATCTGTGGTGGTGTATCATCATCAATAATTGTAGCTTCAAATGCTCTAGCATAAGCTGCTACATTTGATGTAAATAGTACGGATGTACCAAGGTCTACTGGTTGTATTGTAGAATCACACTCATAACTAGCTACCTTTTTAAGTCTAGCAGTCTTAGGACTAAATATATCTGACTCTGTAAATAGTAAAAATTGACCATTATCACTAAACATCATTACACCTTTTTGTATAGGTAGTGTATGATTAATAAATGCAGGTTTAGTATCAGATACAGTTATATCTATTGGGTTATCATCACTAGCAGATATAGCAGAAACAATAAAGAAATCAAAATAATTTCCAGGTTGACTCATAACTACATTTTCATTAGATATAATACCTAATCTGTTTCTATGAAAAAACATTTCTTGTATTGTACTACCAGTAAATGTAGGGAAAGGATTAGATGAGTCATCACCTACAAACCTTTCTTTCCAATAGTTTACATTACCTTTAGCGTTAGCAGTAGCTTCATCTAACTTTACAAAAGTAAATGTACCATTACGGTTGTTTATCAAAGCATGTGGCATCGTTGCGGGGTCTAAACCCTTTAACATTGGGTCATTACCAGAACCATCAAAGTTATGAGGTCTTACAGTTTCTTCATAACTACCAGCTCCAGACACTCCATTATTAGCCTCAAACTTTACATAGTAATCATCTGTTTCTAAATCAGCAGTGTTTGATATTTGAGCTACATAACCATGCTTATTCATAGCTGGTAGTCTAGTAATATCTTGTGCTCTTTGACCAATAACACTCATGTTTTCATTAACAGCTCCACCAAGAAAGTTAACACCATCTGCAGCAGATCCATTCATAAATAAACCACTACCAATAACCTCTGCAGTGACATTAGCAAGATTGCTATTTACTGAACTCTTAAGTCCATTAAGAATAGTAGCCATAGATATAGCACCATTGTCTGCGTTTTTAGGTGTTTTGTGATACCCTATATTAGCTACATCTTGGTATGTTGTTACTGGTTCTACAGCTTCTACTGAAATACGGTAGGTTTCACCCTCCATAGCTACATCTATAAACAGACCTTCAGCAGTAGCTTGATTTGTTGTTTTAATCAAACCACCGTCTTGTAATGTTACCGTAGCTGTGTAACGTACATCATAGTCTTGGGTGTAGCCTATAAACTCGTCCCCTGTACCAGATGTTGAAGGAGTCCCAGAACTACTAGCTCCTTGATAGGTAGCTATATTATCTGCAATAAAACTGTTACCGTTTACTTGTAAACTACCTTCAATATTTTCTGTAATATTTGTACCACCCACTTGAGCACCTGTTGTAGTTACTGCACTACCTCCAGAAAATGACCAAGTCAGTGTACCTGATTTACTTTGGTTTGGGTTTGTATCATCAAAGGTTGGCCCTTGAGGGCTTCCTCCAGACATCCTATCTACCTTTACAGAAGTAACCCTGAAAAATGTATTGGGTGTGGGAGCTGTACCACTATATAAAATATATTCAGTATTGTAAGCAACAGTATCCAACCTAGCATATGAGTAGTCTCCGTTTAATAATGGTGCATCTGTAGTTGCAGTTGTCTTTGCTACAACTTTGTTTGGATTAGCTATAAGGGTATAATCTTGAATTGTGGTAACTGCATATGGCGATGTAGCTCCAGCTAAATAACTAAATAAAGAATCTCCGCTAGAATTTGTCAGAGATTTTTCAGTACCATCAGCTAAGTCCCATACTCTTATAGGCATACCACCACTGTTAGATGGTGTAATTTGTACTATATATTTTTCATCACCATCTCTTATTATATCATACCAATGACCAGATGAGGTAGCATTAGTAAGAGTTCCTACAAACTCTGCAGGAGGACGTTTCTTAAGACCAAATGTAACATCTGGGACAGCATTATCACATACCCTTAACTGTCCTGGAAATTTTATTTTATCTGGCTGTTGAGATACACCCCCTAGAAAGTTTGGGATACGTTGATTGATTGCTGCCATTACATTCTTCTAAGTACTTTAAATGGACGATAAACAGTATTGGCATCTTGCTGATACTGAAAATCATTAAATATGTTATGATCTGATTGTTTCATTTCATACTCTACCGCTAAGGCTCTAGCAGCAGCTTCATCTGTTTCAAGTAACTTGGCAGATGGTTGACTATTTACCATACGGTTAGAGGCGATCCTAGATGCTCTAGTGGTAATATAATCTTTAAACGCTTGTGGTAGATCCTCAAAATCTAGCATCCACACAATATCAAAATATAATTTACTACAATTTTCAAAGGTAAAAGTATGATTCTTTTTATCATATACTTTCATTACACCATTGTCACTACGTCTAACTATATCATAATCTTTACCGTGTTCAAAGATATTGAGGTCTAGTTGTAGGACATTGTTTGGAATGATACACTGGTTGTTTGCATCGAGGTCTATAGGATACTGGTTTTCTGTGTTGTATGACCATCCCTCAGCTTGTATCTCACGGCAGACTTGCCTTAGAGTTTTTTGTGCTATAGCCACTTCGGGGCTCTGCACTGTTAATGTATTAACTGGGGTTTCTCCAACGCTCATCAGGATTGAATTTACAGCATCTAGTTCGGTAGACACTCCGTAAGATATTTGTGCCATATAAAAAAGGGGGGCGAGTGCCCCCGTATAAATGTATATATTATGAGAAAGCTGCTGGCTTTGTAGATGTTCCTGCGAACAATTCTACACAAGCTGCTGGGTTCACATAATCTGCTCCCATAGCTAGTCGTCCTAGAATGACATCGCCTTGGTAAACAACAGAAACATCACCAGAAGTTACTTGAACCTGTGGCCCTATTGTTTCTACTACACCTGCAGCTTCTCTTTGGAAGATAAGTCCACATGTGTTTGCAAAGTTAGAGGCAGCACCGTAGTTCTGGCGTGGGCCATAGTTGTTACCTGTAACTGTTGTAGCTGTTTCGATTGACTCAGATACGAATGAACCTGTATTTCCAGGATCTACTGTGTCTAGATCAGTTGCAGCTGAAGCACCACTTGAAGGTGCATACTTTGTACCATACTTAGAGAAGAATGGTGTGTTCATTGATTTGTAGATTGTGATACCTGCAATTTCAATGATACCGTTT